TTATTTATCAAACTCGGGATTGACAGCATAGAAGTTTTTGCTGTCGAGTTTTTCCTGTACAATGCGTAAACTTTCACCGAAACGTTGGTAGTGGACGATTTCACGTTGTCTTAAGAAACGGATCGGATCGCATACTTCAGGATCTTTTACGAGACGAAGAATATTATCGTACGTTGTACGCGCTTTCTGCTCTGCCGCAAGATCTTCATGAAGATCGGTGATGGGATCTCCTTTTGATTGGAAATAAGTTGCTGTCCATGGGGCGCCGCTTGCTGCCTGTGGCCAGAGAGCAAGTGTGTGATCTACATAATAAGGAGCAAATCCGGAGCGTTCGATTTCCTCCGGAGAAAGGTCCTTGGTGAGCTGATAAACGATGGCGCATACCATTTCCATGTGAGCGAGTTCTTTCGCTCGTAGAAGATGCAACGAATGAAAAACGCCGCTATTTCGGCACTTTTGGAAACACATCAATTTCAAAATCAGAACGATCCTGCCCCTTTTTGTTTCGTTTTGTCTTTGTGAACATGATTTTTTCAATTAAAACCTTTAAAGCGCTGTTCTTTTCGGGAATTGTAAGTCTACCCCATTCGCCGAGCAAATTCTTACAGCGCGGAACGAAATTTTTACGGTTTGCCTGTAGTGCGAGTGTGGCGTGAAGGTCGTTCTGCGCGGAGATAATGTGCTCCATACATTCTTTTACGCGTCGCTCAAGAGCGTTTGACCGCTCGATAAAAATTTCCTTCGTATAGATACCCTGCTCGAGAAAATCAAAAAGGGATTCACGTTGCTTTAAAAGTGTTTCATGTTCTTTTTCAAAATTCTTAACAATCGCTTCTTTTGCAGCGACGTTCTCCACGTCTTCGGGCAACGCGTCAGTGAGCTCGTATTTATCTATGTAATTCCGCAGCCATTCCAACAAGGCGAGCTCTAACTCATCAATTCGGATACCGACTGTAGGGCATTCAGTATATTGACAAATCAGAATGTCATAAGGCGTTTTAGTATGCGCTTTTTTACGAACCATCAGCCGGCCACACTGGGAACACCGGACAAGACCGGCAAAAATATTCTGAATCGGTCTGTCATCACGCACCGGAGCGGAGCAGCTCCCTTTTGGCTGGTTGGCACGCTGGAAAAGGTCCGCGCTGATCCGGGGCGGCCAAACTGCATCGGCAAGAATATAATCTGACGAGTGCGGGCGAGAACGAGAAATTTTCCCATCTTTGACCGTACGAACCGTTTTCCGATGTCCCCAGCGAACTTTTCCGATATTTGCCGGATTAGATATAATTCCTTTTAGCGTGGACGGCGTAAACGGGCGTCCGCTTCTTGATAAAATTCCCATTTCGGCCATATGAGTACATGCTTTTTGATAACCGTATTGTTTATTGCCGCATAGATCATACATCAGATCGAGCACGGGGGATTCGGTTGGATCGGGAGCAAGAGAGAAGTGCTTACCATCAGGAGCGATAACGCGACGCCATCCGTAGGGCGGTATATTTCCGACATAATATCCGTCAGAGCTGCTTCGTTCTCTGCCACGCTGCATCCTGCGCTTAATTGTTGCGTATTCTCTGCGACTCATAAACAGACTAAATTCAAAGTATTCGTTATCGTACTCGTTTGCCGGATCATACGTCTTGTTAGGAGTAACGATCTTTGTGTTTGAGTAGAAAAATGCACGCTGTACCCGCCCTTGATCGATCGTATCTCCGCGGGCGAGGCGGTCAACGTCCATAACAAGACATCCGTCCCACATACAAGACTCTACTTCGGCCATCACTTGAGACATCACCGGGCGGGAATCAATACTGTCGCCGGAGACGACTTCGCGATAAATTGCCCCGATCGGAAGCGACAGCGTTTTGGCAAGCTCCAGCAAAGTGGTGATATGGCGCTCGAGCACATCGATTCCCAACGCTTCGAGATCAGCATCCTTCCTTGATTTACGAGCATAAATAAAATAAGACATTGCATCACACTCCTATGTAATTATATGTAAAAAGGTATAAAAATAACAGCTATCAAAAACAGATGTTCTGATTGCGATAGCTGACCGAAGATGATACAATATTTTTTGGTTGGAATGCTGTAGCATCTCCGGAGATGTTATAGTTAAGCCGTCCTATCTCTGCTGTGCGGAGAGGGCGTGTTGACCGCTCCTGTTGACGCAGGGGCGGTTTTTCTATCTATCTTCCAGTTTCTTTTGCTCGCGTTCGATCTGCTTAATGCTTTTAGTTGGGGTGGGGAGATCCTCTGGCATCGTTCCCCCTAATCGTGAAATAGTATCACGAACTTCTTTACCGACGTTATAGTGCGTCTGGTTGGCATTTTCTTTCCCTTGTATATTATCACGTTTAATTTTAGCCTCTGTTTGTGTGGCGCGAAATAAATTAGCGGCAAGTTCTTCATATCCCATATGGTCAAGGATTTTTTGAGATGGTTTCAATCCCTTATGGTGATGGATAGCCTTTGCATCCATACCACCGTATAAACCACGATACCCATAATTTTGAAAGATAGCGTAATCAAGGTTTGTTTCAACTCCTGCATTTTTTGCGGCTTCTACTAATAATTTATTATGCTCTGCCATTTCACGTCTGATAGCTAATCTCTTTTGGTCTTCATTTAATTCGTTAAAATTATCTATTAATTCTTGTTGTCTTGTCTTTACGGCGAAGTATGTCTGACCGAGAGCAATCACCTTTTTCCGGGAATCGCCATTCTGTACAATTAAATAACATGCATAGCGGGAGAGTGCGTAATCTGTAATTTCTTTTGTTGCAGATTTAGGCATATCTATCGTTTTGTTGACTTCAACAAAATGATGAAAGACATCATTTCCGCTATTTTCACAAGCGGTTACAGCTCTATCAATAACTCTAGAAAAGTTGCGCCACTCAGTATATTCTAGAGCACGCTGAAGTTCTCTTGCGTACCAAAACTCCTCTCCATATTCATTGATATGTTTAATGGATTCAAATAAAGATTCGGTATAGCTGTTCTGTTCATCCTCGGTAAGAGCCTTACTAAGAACACGATCATGTAATTCAGTTAATTTGTTTTCAAAATCATCCATTTATCACACCCTCTTTCTAACTATTTGGAAAATCTAGATAGTTGACATTTATGGTACATTTGCTATAATGTACTTAACAGGATAGCCGGAAGGTGACTGCACCTCACCCGCTCCGGTGCAACTTAAAAAACTATAAGAAATAGTCGTCAGCTTTGTCAGGGCAGGACGGCTATTTTTTATGCGTATAATTCAGAATGGCTACAACCAAAAGCGCAATGCTTATGATCAAACTGAGTTCTTCATATGTACTCATAATTACCACCCCCCCTCCACAGGATTCTCGGAATGGGTGGAAGCTCGTCCTCCGGCTACCCTGGTAAATACATTTTCCTTCGTATATGCTCCGGCGACTTTGGGAGTGTCGGGTATATTTCGTATAACGTAAAAGACCCCGTATTACTACGGGGTCTAAGTTGTGCAGGTAAACTGCATTGTCCTAATGTTATACACGCTAAGGTGTTTTGTTCTATAACATTATATGTTGGTATGCCCCAAAAGTCAATACTTTATACTATAATTATTTACCAATATATAATTCGCAGATTTTTTTATCTATTATATTTAAACTTTCATCGCTTAATTTTATACCTGCAAAAGCATCGGAATAATGCAAAGGTTTTGTTATTCGTATTTTGCTAATTGTTGTGATTTGAGAAACTAAGCCAATGCTTCCAGTTTTCATTAAATCAATTTCTTTTTGCACCTTATCGGCTTCCGTTGTATCTACTGTAAAAGCTATCGTTATTTTCTCTCCGGCATACACCGGATTTGGCGATACTTTCACATCTTGAATTGAATTATTGAATTTTTGCATATACTTTTGATGGAGCTTATCATATATTTCGTTTCCCAAATCAATAGTGAATTTATTAGGTGTGGTATATTCTTTTTTAGATGAAAGAGGAAGTACGGTTAATATATCGGAATAAGGGGAGTCTTTTTTATTTAAAACAACCGCATAATGCAATCCGCCTTCTTCATGACCAATACGAAAGCCTAGGTCAACTTGAATAATTTCACCTCTTTTGTATACTTTATTTTTTGAAGCATCAAATGTTTTTTCTTTTTTAATAAATCTACAATATGTATTGATCCAATACGAAAGCAGATTTACTTTTTTGAGATGGGAATCGTTTTCTGTTGTGCTGTCTTCAGGTGCTTTTTTAATGTGTGCTTCAAGCAGCTCATTAAGGGTTTTTATAGCTCTTTTTTATTTCCGATGACCTCATTTTTATCGAAAAAATATTTTTCTTTTTGTTTCATAGCGTTTTTACTTCCCTCTCTTTCTTTTGTCCCCTGTTCCTTTAACACCACTTTATATAATCGCCGTAGCGGTTATACCTTATTTATGCGCAGACATTTCGATTTTCTGTACATCTATTTTCTCAAAATCACGCTCCTTTATATGCCTAATCGCATGGTTAATTGCCTTTAACCGTTTGCTTTCACATAAATTTGCGTTTATAAAAATAGTGAATGAATTATCTTCATTCTCGGTTATTACTTCATTAACGGTCATTCCGTCCATGAAAAAAATTTGATAATCAAAACTCATTATTATCACGTTCCTTTTTCTTTAATGCCATAAGCATATTATATGTTGTTTCTAAATCTTCGGGAGTAGCATCTTTTGCAGCATCGAAAAGTACACGCAAATCTTTGTTTTCAAATAGTTTTTGTGCCATCTCAGCGGTTTCATTATTCAAGTAATATCTTGCCTCATCACCTTCTTTGCTATCTCCTGTTAGTAAATATTCAGATGTTACACCTAAATATTCTGCAATATCTAGTAATCTATCTGCAGGAAATACTCCCTTTTTTAATTGACCAATATAACCATTTGCATAGCCGAGATCACGCTCAACTTTAGATATTGGGATTTTTCGCTCTTTGCATATCTCTTTTACTCTTTCTACGCTGTTCATAGTATCCTCCGATCAAAAATAGGCGAAAGCCTAAAAAATAGGTTGACAAATTAGAGAATACCCTATATAATGAACCTAAGATTTAGGCGAAAGCCTAATTCAAAAGGGCATATATAGAGGATAATCTCGTAATTGGTGGTACTTCTATTTTAGATTATTCTCTATAAAATGTCAATAAATAATTAGATTTTTACCTATAAGAAAGGAGGTTAGACATTGATTTTAAAAAGGGTCGAAGCACTGTGTAAGAAAAAGGGCGTATCAATATCGCGACTCGAAAAAGATTGCAATATAGGAAATGCGACCATTAAAAAATGGGACGAGTCAGCGCCTAGAGTTGACACATTAAAAAAAGTTGCAGACTACTTCGGTGTATCTATCGAATACTTCCTAGAGTAGTGTAACAGGAAAGGTGTCCGATAAAAAGGACTTTGAACCAGAAGAGGAGGTGAAGGTAATAATGAGAATAAAAATAATTTTTCACATAACAAGGATGGACGATGTTAGTGATGTTTTGAAGAAAGCAGAAGAATTAAAGAAAGAGAACCCCCATACAGAAATTAGTATAGAGGTTCTAGTATAGAAAGATTATTTCTTTCTGATTTCGATGGCTTTTAACCCAGTTGTAGAAATTGTGTAACTCGTACTAGAACTATACAGGTAAATCTCTGAGTGAATCCTAAAATGCTGAGATGCAATTTCATCGCCCGAATATGTTCTTATTCCGGATGAAGTAGGAATTTCGATTTTATCTACATTCGTGCACAAGTGATCATTTCCATCGAAATATGAAAAATAAATATCATACATATAGTAGCTACTCCCTTCTTAATACTCGGCATGCCGGTGCCTGTATTTAAAGTATAGGAGATTTTTAGGGACAACGCAACAAGTACAAACATTAAAACATAAACATAAACAGGAGGTGAAGAACGTGATTGTTGAAGAAATCCGCATAAGAGGTGCAACAATCCGAGTGCATGACGACAGTTATGTAAACCGTACAAAAGAAGAGATCCAAAGCAGTATAGACGCATGCAGTCGGATTATCAGAGAAGCATTAATACGAAAAGAGAAAACCGCGTAAGCGGTAGAAAGGAAAGACAAGCATGGAAGAGATTAAATTACCGACAGTGCCGGAACTGTCACTGATCCCGATCGAGCGGAGAAATTTTCCGGAAGCGGATCACAAGCGGGAGAAACGAAAGATCCAGCGCAAAAGAAAAGAAAGAGACAATGCTGCAAGAGGACTGGTCACAGTAACAGTCGCCAGCATGATGTTAAACGCGGTGATGGCTGTGATCATTTACATCTTGCAGGCAGGCCCAATCTAAGGAGGTGAACAAAGAAATGAACGAAGAAATAAAGAAAGACGCCGAAGAAGAAATGAACTGCATCTTAGAACTGCTCGAAGAATGGTGTCTGAAATACGATCAGGATTATGTAAATACGGTCGTACTTGTAAAAAATGATCAGATCACATCGTGGGGAAGCGTAGGCAACCAAGAAGACTTTGACGTTTACAGAACAAAAAAGCGCCCATAAGAGGCGGCAGCCTCTAGGACGCATAACTAAACAACCAAGATTATTGTAACAGAAAGGATGAAAAAAGTGAAGAAGTTTAAACTAACAAGCGAATTTATTGTAGATATTTCCGGCGTGAAACTGTTTCGCATTAAAGCGTTAATTGAGTTTGGCAATGTAAAAGCCGGGGATTTGGGAGGATACATAGAAAAAGAAGAAAACCTGAGTCATATGGGCGATGCATGGGTTTCCGGCGATGCACGGATCTCCGGCGATGCACAGGTTTTCGGCGATGCATGGGTTTTCGGCAATGCACGGGTTTTCGGCAATGCACGGGTTTCCGGCGATGCATGGGTTTTCGGCGATGCACAGGTTTTCGGCGATGCACAGGTTTTCGGCGATGCATGGGTTTTCGGCAATGCACGGGTTTTCGGCGATGCATGGGTTTTCGGCAATGCACGGGTTTCCGGCAATGCACAGGTTTTCGGCAATGCACGGGTTTTCGGCAATGCATGGGTTTCCGGCAATGCACGGGTTTCCGGCGATACACAGGTTTTCGGCGATGCACGGGTTTTCGGCAATGCATGGGTTTCCGGCAATGCACGGGTTTTCGGCGATGCACAGGTTTCCGGCAATGCACGGGTTTCCGGCAATGCACGGGTTTTCGGCGATGCACAGGTTTCCGGCGATGCACGGGTTTCCGGCGATAAGGATTATGCATATGCTCACGGTTTCGGATCTTGTAATCGCACAACCACATTCTTCCGGCTTAAAGATGGAGATGTAGGCGTACGCTGTGGATGTTTCTACGGAACGCTTGCGCAGTTCAGAGATAAGGTCTGCGAAACGCATGGAGAGACAAAGAAAGCACAAGAATATTTAATGTTAGCGGACTTGATGGAGATCAGATTCAAAAACTAAAAAACATTTTAACGAAAGGAATTTGTAAAGATGATTAAATGCAGTAAAGGCAATGTGGAAATAAAAGGAAATTTAATATTATTAGAAGCAGAAACAGTCATGATATTAAGAGGAATAAGAAACATCCTCGAAGAAGAGTACGGAAAAAAACACGCAGAAAAGTCAATGCAAAAAATAGTTAAAACATCCACAATGACGCAAGAAGAAATAGAAGAGGAAATAAAAAAATCAGCACAAGAAATAGCGAGAGAAGCAGCGAAACACCTCATGAAATGAAAGAAGAAGTTATTTTGTGGATCATCCGCTGGGGAGATCCGTACGCATTAGAGTGCAAGACAATGACCAGATCGGAAGTCGAAGCGTATGCGCGCGAAAAGCAAAAAAAGCGCGGCGGTACATATGTAATCAATTAAAAAAAGCGCATCACAGCAACTGATGCGCTTAAAAGATGGCGTTCCCGCCTCTTGTTAGGACAAATATATTGTATCAAATAAGAGGCGGGAAGTCAAGCGATACACGCGGGGACTCCCGCTTTTAAACCTCGATAAAGATATTAAAGTTAGGACAGATAAAAGATGGCAACACGGAGAAAAACGTACAAATTACGGGGCGGAGACGTCTACGACGTAGAGGAATATCCAGACGGAAGATATGGAGCAAAAGGAAAGGCACGGCAAAAGAAAAAGAAACCGACGCCGGAACAGATGGCGGCAGTCAACCAAGCCAACCGAGCGAAGATATGCAGACGATTACTGATCGAATATTTTGATGCAGGAGACTACTTTGTAACATACACCTACAAAGTCGAGCAAAGACCGAAAGACATGACAGTGGCACTAAAAGACTTACAAAAAGCACTCCGAAAGCTCCGTCCGAAATATAAAAAGGCAAACACTCCGTTTTACTGGATCAGAAACATAGAGCGGGGCACAAAGGGTGCATGGCACATCCATCTAGTCATTAAAAAAACATCAGGGGCGGCAGAATGGATCGAAGATGCATGGGAACACGGAGCAATCTATATTACGCAGATCAAAAAAAGCCGGTTTTACGATGAGGATTTTACAAAACTGGCAAACTATATGACAAAAAACGAAAAAACAAGAGAAAAACGATCGGACGGAAGCAAAGGAAAACCGCGACTAAAAGAAGCAAGCTACAACCATGCGAAAAATATGCCGTTACCCGAACCGAAATCCCAAAAACTTGTACGCTGGCAAAAAGAAGTAAAACCCAAAAAAGGCTATTACATCGCAAACAGTTACGAGGGGATCAACCCGGCTACGGGGATGAGATACCGCAGATACACACTGATCAGAATCCACAGGAGAATTTAAAATGAAAACAGTAAATATCTACATAGAAACCACCATAAAATCCCCCATTGTAAAAGATGGGAAATACGCATCCGCCCTAGTATTTACTAGGTCAAACGGAGAAGAAGCATACCGGGTCATGAGTGGCGAAGAGTGCGAATCTACTTACAACAGATTGACGCTGATCGCAATCATAAAATCATTACAAAAATTAAAAGAGCAGTGTCATGTTGTAATTCACACTGATAACGCTTATATCAAAAATATTTCAGAACAAGGAGCGCCGGAGAAGTGGCGGCGATCCGAGTGGAAAAAAGCCACAGGCGCGGAAGTCCAAAATAAAGAATTATGGAAAATGTACCTTGAGGAAGCGGAGAAACACGAAACGGAATTTCGCTTTTGCGCCAGCAATGATTATCAGGGATTGCTAAGAGAAGAACTAACATAAGGAGGACACCATGAGAATTACAAAAGAAGCAAGATGCGCGAAAAACGCAAGGGAATACATCGGCAACCGCCCAAGACTCGTTGAAGGAAAGATATATACGTTGATTTTCCGGCAGCAGCCGGAAAGAAGCGAAAAACACACTGCCATCAAGAAACGGATGCGCTTTTTAAAAGCGTTTCCACACCACGCACTTTTTGAAAACCCTTACGGGATCAAAAGATCGTTTACTTGGTGGGAAGTGGAAAAATTACTGAAAGGAGAGCAGATATGATACAAGATATTGCAATCGAACAGTTAGACATACACCCGCAGAACGTGCGGAAGGTATACACCGACATTGACGAGCTGGCGGAAAGCATAAAAGCTCGTGGCGTAATGCAAAATTTGACTGTAGTACCAAACCCGGACAAAAAAGACCACTATCTTGTAGTGATCGGAAACCGAAGACTGACGGCAGCGAGAAAAGCGGGATTGAAAACAATGCCCTGTTCCGTTGTGGAAATGACGGAAAAAGAGCAAATATCAACGATGTTGTTGGAAAACATGCAGCGCAGCGATCTATCAGTAAGCGAGCAAGCACAAGGATTCCAGCTCATGTTGGATTTGGGAGAAACAGAAACAACAATCGCGGAAAAGACCGGATTTAGCAGAAGTACAGTACGACATAGGTTAAATCTTGCAAAACTGGATCAAGAAACACTTACGAGGCGCGAAGAAAATAAGGACTTCCAACTCACATTAACGGACCTTTACGAGCTGGAGAAGGTACAAGACATCAAAAAAAGGAATGAAATCCTTAAGACTGCAGTATCGTCACGCGAAATCGCATGGAAAGCAAAACAGGCCGTGAAAGAAGAAAAAATAAAGAAAAACGCTCAAATAGTGTTTGAAATACTGGAAGAAAAAGGAGTAAAAGCCGCGCCGAAAAGAGCGAAAGAAGAAAGATGGACCGGAAAATGGAAAGAGATAACGGATATTGATCTGTCACAGTGGGAGGATCAAACAAAAATCGATCTGCAAGACACAAAAGATCAGCTCTATTATTATCAATACTACGATAGGATCTATGTAGTAAAAAAAGTAATACAAAAAGAGCGGGAAAAAACGGAACAGGAAAAGAAAACGGAGAAAATCAAGGAAAACAAAAGAAAAATAACGGAAATCCTGAAAAGAATGAGAAGGGAAAGAGACGATTTTATCAAAGAACTTGTGTCAGGAAAAATCACGATACCAAAAGAAGTCAACGTAAAAGAAACAGGCTGGAAGATCATGATAAACCAGATAGTGAGCGGTGGAAGCGTAGCACACATGAATGCGGTATATGGATTTTACGGGATCGGAAACGTGTACGAAGCGAAAGAAGAGGAGGTTGAACGGATCAAAAAAGATTTTGCAGAAATGAGCCAAGAAAAGCAAATGCTGATCCTCCTCACACAAACGGCAGAGCCGTACGAAGCAACCGACTATTATGGACATTACAAAAAAGAAATGAAACACCTAAGAGACTTCTACGGATTGCTCCAACAGATGGGATTCTCGTTCCGCTCACTGGAAGAGCTAAAGATCCTAAACGGGACTCACGAATTATACACACAGGAGACAGAAAATGAGCATTAACTATTCGGACATGGCTTTCCCGAAGTCGGGAAAGAAGAAAAAACGGAAAATCCACAAAAAAAGCATTTTAAACAGTCAAAAGGACATTTGCTACTTATGCGCCCGGTTAAACGGCGATTACTCCATAAAACAAACAGAAGAGCATCATATCCTGTTTGGGGCAGGACAGAGAGTAATATCCGAAGAAAATGGGTTAAAAGTAGACCTATGCATTGAGCATCATCGAACGGGGCAGCAGGCAGTACACAACAGCCGAAAAACAAGGGAGCTGCTCTGTAAAATCGCACAAACAGAATTTGAAAAGACCCACACCCGAAAAGAATGGGAACAGATCGCAAGAAAGAATTACCTTTAGTACCTCCGCCGTATGGCGATGATACATAAAATGTCACGCGCAACCAGTAAATACAGGGTTCCCCGCCGTTTTGTGCGGCGGGAGAAAGGAGAAAAACGTGAGGATCTTAAAAATAAAAACAAAAACAGGCATCAAGACCGTTTATAACGTGATTGATTGGGGTTGGAACGCAGAAACAGGCGATCTTTACTATAGATCGGGAAAAGAATTGCATCACAAACGCTGTATAAGTGTCGAAGAAATTATAGTATAAAAGGATAGAAAAAAGGATCAATCAAAAACCTGCTACAAACAGTAATTACTGTTTTGAAGTGGGATTTTGACATCTCGAAAAAAAGGATGAAAAAGAGGAAAAACAATGGCAAAAAGAAACGATTACATAACAGGACGGGAAGATGGATTATTAATGGCGCTTGAAATCGTCAAAAATGAGGGTGTCGAAGCGTTGGAAAAAGAAATCAAATTCAGGAATGTCACCGGAATCCGTACCGCCTTAGCAAAAAAAGACATTAACAGGGCGACAATCAAGATCAAAGAACAGACAGTAGACACAGTAACAATCCTTTCCGTGGCAACCCTACATGACGAGTTCGGCTTCGGAACACAAAGATGCGACCGATTTATTAAACGATTTAACAAAAAAGCAGAATGCATCATGGATGACATGGCAAGCTGGAACGATTATATAAAAACGAGCAAAGAAGAGCTAGGGATTGAGCTGGGGATCAGAGAGAACAAGTAAGGGACGAAGAAGAAATTGCAGAACATGACACATATGAATACAACATCTGGAATATACGGGAATTAGATTAGAGTTTTAATGAGGTAGAAGATGAATAGACAAATACTTTTTAAAGCAAAGAGAAAAGATAATGGTGAATGGATGGAAGGATATTATGTTTATTGCAGGAAACGCCGCTATATTCTCCAGATCCTAAATAAAGAAATAGGTTTTGATGAAAGAGAAAATGAATGGATTGAAATCGACCCCGGCACCATCTGCCAGTACACAGGACTTACTGACAAGAACGGTAATAAGATTTGGGAGAATGATATCTGCAATAGAAAAGAAAAATATCCTGAAATCGTGACATACAATAAAGGAGATTGGCAGTTAGATTACAGTTATGTATTTGGAAAAGAGATGCACACAGACGCCTGCAATCTTGGTTTTTATGTATGTGAAAGGAACTGTGTTGAAGTAATCGGCAACATTTTCGATAATGCAGATTTGTTGGAGGTAGAACGATGAATGTACTAGAGAAGATTCTGGAAGAGATTGAAGAAGCGACATTTCAAGAAGATGCGCCTATTTATATAGGTAATATGGAGGTGGATGGGTATGTGCGGGCGAGTAGGGTAAAAGATATCATTCGTTCACACATGAATGAAAAAGAAAAAGTAACAAGCGCGGAAATAATATCGCGTAAGACTGACGGGAAACCATATTATGGGATCAAGTACAAAAAAGTGGGTGAAGATCATTACACAGTGGGGTATAGCTCGTATTATTTAGACTATGTTATTGATTGGCTTAATAATTGCTTTGAATTTTGCGGAGAGTCTAAGATAGTTGTTAATGTCGGTAAGGACACAAATGTCCCTAGCAATGATGGTTGGATTCCGGTAGAAGAGAGATTGCCGGAAGATTGTGAAGAAATAGTGTTGGTACAAGTAAGCGGAAAACCAGCAGATAACATATTATTTGATAACGCTTTTGAATTTGCACTTTACGAAAAAGAAGAAGGGTGGATGTTAGATAACTATCCAGAATGGAAAAATCCGGATGTGATCGCATGGCAGTCACTTCCAGAACCGTACAGACGATTTAAGAAAGAGTTGTCATAAAAAGGAACACATTATGAGCAGATTTATGAAAGTAGAGTAGGAGCTGATACATTGAGCAACACAAACAAACCAAGCGCCGCCGCGTTGATCCGAGCGCAGGGGCAGCAGTTGAGAAAAGAAACCGTACTAGAATACTGGAAGAGAACGAGAGGCAATAATAATGCAGAAATGGGAAGAAATCGAACAGAAAAAAGAATACCTAGAGGGATACATAAATTCAAAGAATAGAGAAGCTCTAATAAAAGATCAGATACAACAACTAAGACTCGACACGATGTTTACGGCGTTGCAAGGCGATGGGATGCCACGGGGCAGCAGTCAAAAGGATCTATCAGATTACACGGCAAAGATCGAAAGCCTCATGGAGGAGTTAAAAAAAGAATGGGTTGAAAGCGTGATCCGGTACGAACGCATCAGAAAAGCAATAAACAAAATGAATGATGAACAAGAAAAAGAAGCACTTACAAGATACTATTTACTTAGAGAAAACAATAAAGCGATACAACGAAAAATGGGAGTAAGTAAGGCGAAACTATACAGAATATATGATAGTGCACTGGAAAACTTTGAAATTTTATAGAAATTTTATAAAATGAGACTCCGTGAGACTCGAAAATGTGATATAGTATAAACTGAATTAAAAGACAAAGAGGGAAATAATCCCCTCAAAACCACGCGCAGGGACGCTCGAAAGGGCGTCTTTTCTTGTATCGCGAATCCGGGTGGGATATAATAAGAGAAAAGCGCGTGGAGGGATTTTATGAAAATCGAAAACAAAGAGATGCTACTGTATAGCATGAATAAGGCATACGAAGAGTTGAAATGCGCAATGATAGAATACAATACGAACGAAAAAGAAGTGTATTTTCGACTCGGGAGTTGTCTACACTGGATAATGGACTGCTATGAACGAGTGAAAGAAATAGTACCGGAAGAACAAAAAATATTATTTCTTTCGCTGGCAGCGGCGAATAACGCACAAAAGCACTTGAAAGAGTTTGAAAAGATGAGCGTGATTACGGGGAATGGATATCCGAAACAATACCCAAAACGATACGGAGTAAAATATACATGGAAATCGCTCGAAGAAGTACCGCTAAATTCGAGAACCGAAAAGAAACTGTATCAAGAGAAGCTGCTCGGGAGACCAGCTATGAAAAGTCAACCATAAATTAGCAAAAAATTTCTTTTTCATATCGGTGGTAAAAAAGGGTAACTTTAATAGAGCTCCCTTAGGGTGCTTTTTCAAAATCTATCGATATAGGTATACAGATCTCTTACTCGAGGTTAAATTCTACTTCGTCAGTGAGCATCTTCCAGATGACTCTGACAAGCTTGCCGGCACAGTGCCCAAGTGCATTGTAGTGAGACCGGCCTTCAGCCCTCTTGGCATCATAATAAGCCTT